ATAGTGGTTCTTATAGTGTTAAAGCTGAAGTAATACAAGATTATTATGGTAGAAAGACTTTTGCTGATGATATATACAATGGTAATATTCCATTAGATACTAGTAGAGATATTAGAGAAAGTATATTATATTTTAAGACTGAAGTTAAACGTAGGATATTATATAAACAAAATGCTATAGGTGAAGTAGTAAATGAGATAGTAGAGAAGGGTTATATAGTTAATGAAGAACTAGGTGATATTGAGATTAAGAATGAATGGATAACAGAAGTATGGAAACAAGTATTACTAGGACAAGACTATGTAGGTATTTACTTAAATCCTGAACCACTAGATGTACAGATATATGATAATAAAGGTAAAGCTAAACTTCCAATAGTAGGTAAGAAAGGTGTATTAAATAATGTATATGTTAATCCAATACCTAAGCGTATTATACCTAATCTAGCTTTATATAGAATTATTACATTACAGATTGAAAGACAGATGGCAAAGTATAAAGGTGTAATGGAGATTATACCTGCTAGTATGTTAGAGGGTGTAGATGGTGATGCTAAAGCTAATATGTGGTATAAGCTAGCAGATAATACATTAATATATGATGATAGTGAGATATCCCCATCTACAGTAAAAGAAGGATATAGACTAGTAGGTAATGATGGAGCAGTATCTTATATTAAAGCTTTAATTGACTTACGAGAAGTAGTTAAGAATGAAGCTTGGGATATGGCTAATATGAATGATAGTAGATATGGTAATGCCCCAGCTAGTGCAACAGTTACTAATAATCAACAGAATATATTTAGAGCTAGACTTGGTAGTATGTTAATGGTTACTACTTTTAATAATATAAAGGTTAAACTATTTACACAACTATTAGAATATAGTAAAGCTGTATATGGTGATGGTATAAATGGTAGTAATTTTAATAGCGAAGGAGGTATTACTTATTATAATATTAATGCTGGTGAATTAACAGAGAATCAGTATGGAGTATATGTTAGTAATAGTATGCTAGATTATAATAAATTAAAGGAATATAAAGATCTAGCATTTAGTGCTGCACAGAATGGTGAATTTGAAATAGCATCTAAAGCAATAGATAGTGACAACGTAAGTGAGATTAGAACACATATTGACACATTTATTAAGACTAGAGATACTTACAATAAAGAGTTAGAAGCTAATAAGATGCAACAAGAGAAAGCTATGCATGATGAAGTACTAGCTGATAAGGAAGCAGATAGACAGATTGAATTAGAAAAGATTAGACTTAAAGCTGAACTAGAAGGTAATACAAAGGTTCAATTAGAATCAATGAAAGATAATAGTAATTAAATAAGGTAAATATAAACCAATAAATTAAAGATTATGAGTAAAGGTGATATAGTAGTTCCAACAGGTGACAGTAGTACTAGTAATATTAATGATGATATTAATATAGTAGATACTCCTGCTCCAGATTTAGATGAAGTAGTAGATGAAGTAGTAGTACCTGATGAAACTATTAATGAAGATATTAAAATTGATGATGTTGTATATAAGACTGATGTTGATGGTAATGCATTAGCAGAAGATGGTACAGTATTTAAGACTAAAGATGAATTAGGTAAGCTGTTTGATAGTGACGGTAAACCAATTGAAGTTGAAGATGAAGTTAAGACTATTGAATTAGAAGATGATGGTGTTGTTACTACTTATAAATTAGATGCTGATGGTAATGCTTTAGATGATAAAGGTGAGATTGCTTATAAAGCTGAAGATTTAAAAGACTTTGATGAAGCAACTAATGCTGTTGGTATTAAAGAGTTTATTAAAGAAGTTAACATACCTATTTATAATGATGAAGGTAATGAAGTAGAGTATGATGATACACCTCAAGGTAGAACACAATATGTACAAGATGTATATAATAGAGGTGGAGCTGATTCAGTTAATAATGTATTTAAAGATTTATATGGTAAACACCCAGTACTACAAAATGTAATTAATCATTTAGAGCTAGGTGGAGATATTGAGGACTTTAAGAAACAAACTGATTATTCTGGTATTAAACTAGATAAGAAAGATGAAGCTCAACTAAGGAGATATGCTATTGAAATGTATACTGATCAAGGTATGACTATTGATAAAGCTAATGATTATTTTGATTTTATTAAATCAACTGGTACAGATAATGATGAAATATATAAAGAAGGTAAAACTGGACTAGACTATCTTAAAGCTAAACAAGAAACAGTTAATAATAGGAAAGCAAAAGATGTAGCAGAACAAGAAGCTAATAGTAAGATTGAAATGGATAACTATTGGGGAGTTGGTATTAATGATAAAGGTGCATTAGTTAATTTGAATAAAGAAGATAGTATATATAGTGTAGTTAATTCTGGTAAACTTAAGGTAGGTGATGATACTTATAATATACCTGAGAAGATTAAAGTAATAGAAGATGGTAAGGCTAAACTATATACTAAGAATGATTTCTTTAATTATTTATATGAACCTATTGTAGTTAATATTGATGGTGAAAGGATTACTACAACTAGAGATAATCTTAAATTACAACAAGAGAATGCTAAGAGGACTACAGGCAATGATGTGTTTGAAGCATATAGAAGATTTGTAGGTTATGATGATAGTCAATTAGTATCTGAGAAAGTTAAGAGTAAAGAAGTAGAGAATGTAAGAAGGTTAGTAATTAAGAATAAGAATAAGAATGTAGCTGCTAATAAGAAAGTAGCTAAGAAGAAGATTATAATTAATACAAATGTTTAACGTAGTTTAAAAATGAAGTAAAATGAGAGAGTTATATTCGCAGACATACAATAGCGATATTTATACAGACGAGAATGTACTGTATAGAAATGAATTAATTGATACTGTTAGTTTAAGTAAAGGACTAACATATCTATATGGTAAAGATACAGCACTATTTCCACTATTAACCCTAACAGAGGGACAAGGTGGAATTACAGGTTTAAAGCCTAAAGCTTTGAATGATACTCAATATACATGGAATGTAATGGGCAGACAGCGTAATACATTTACTGTTAAAGCACTTGCTAATACTAATAACACTAAGCCAGGTTTAGGGTTTACATCATTTGAAGTAGATTGTACTGATGATTGGGCTAAACGTTATTATAGTGCTACCACTCCTGATAAAGAACATCAAATTAGAGTTCAAGGAACTGGTGTACCACAAGCTACAGGTTTAGTAAGATATAGATTTGTACTTAATACTTCTGACCCAACTGATTATATTAGTTTGGCTAACTTCCAAGATGGTCAAGTATGGGTATTGGGAGCAACAAGTGTACCTGCTAGTAAGTCTGGTGGAACTAGTAGTAACAGTATTGCACCTGGTAAATGGACTAATCAGTTTGGATTCCAAAGGTACAGTAAGAATATTGCAGGTAATGTAGCTAATAAAGTTACTAATGTAGAGTTTGATTTAGAAGGTGGTGGTAAGACTAATCTATGGATGCCATTTGAGATGAAACAGTTTGAGATTCATAAGCGTCAAATGATGGAGGAACAACTGTGGAATGGTATTTATAATAGAGATAGTAATGGAGTTATTCACTTAAGAGATGATGAAACTGGTGAACCAATTCCTCAAGGAGCTGGTATTAAGGAAATACTAAAGACTACAGGTCAGTATGAAACTTATGCTACAATGACTTTAAATAAATGGGATAGTATTGCTAGAACATTGTTTACTAATAGAGTTGATTATACTCCTATGGAGTTAGTAGTATATGGTGGTAGTGGTGCAATGGATCAAATTAACACTGCTATTAAGAGTGATGCTGTTGGTAACAGTTATTATGAAAAGTTAGGTGCTGAAGAAATCATGAGTGGTAAAGATGGTTACTTGAGTTATGGTAAGTATTTTAATCAGTATAAAACTATTGATGGTCATATTATTACTTTTAAATATAGTAAGTTATTTGATCAAGGTAGTTTAGCTGAAATGGATAGAGCTAATGGTAGAGTTTATGATAACTTACCATATGAGTCTTATAATATGGTATTACTTGATCAAAGTATGAATGACGATGGTGAACGTAATATTCAATTAGTAGGTGAAAAGGGTAGAGAAGTTATTACTGGAGTTTATAAAGGTATGAGTCCTTTACCTGGAGCTTGGGGTGCAATAGCTGATAACAAGATCCTTAGTACTAAGAAAGATGAAGCTAGTTATGAGATAATGACTTCACAGGGAATTACTATGAAGAATTATACAACTAGTTATTATTTAGAGTTTTCAAGATAGTGGTAGTTAATAATTAAATGGTTGATGTGTAGCAGGTCTTTAATTAGACTTGCTACTTTTGATGATTATAATATAAATATAAATAAGAAAATCATGATTAAAGTAGATAAACATATATGGGTATATTGGAGATTAAAGAATAGTTCATATGCACATGCAAATAAAGATGTATTAATTGAACCACCTAGAGTAGTTGGGGGATCAGTAACAGCAGTAAGTAAAATGGTAAGTAATCATTTAGAACAAAAAGAGCTAATGGGAATTATAGTAGGAATTAGTCCTAACTCTGCTGATTGGGATAAAGCTATTAACAATTATTGGAATAGTATTAGAGAGCCAATACCTACTGGAGGTAAGAAGTTAGATTTAAGTTTTACATATGATATTACAGATACTAGTAAGCTAGAATATATTAAAGCTATAAATGGTAATATTAGTAGTGAAAAAGGTAAACTTACATCTGATAAAGATTTAAAGAATTATATTGATACACGACTTGTTAATG